TGGCGGAGTTGAAGTTGAAGTTTTTACGATTGGTTCAATGGCGAAGGCTCTTGAAAAGAGCATCATCAGTATCCGTTCGTGGGAGAAGAAGGGGTATCTACCAAGAGCCCCGTATCGTTTACGTTCTAAGACCTTAAATGGTAAGAAGGTAAGCGGAAACCGTGTCTACACCCGTCAATTGATAGAAATTGCCGTGGAAGAGTTCCGAAAGAGAGGTCTTTTGGGAACTGCTCGTGTAGAATGGAGTCAGCACACAGACCTGACCCATGCGATTGTTTCGCGTTGGAAAGATGCTGTGGCTGAGTGGAGATAACCGAGAGTCAATAGACCTCATACTAACGAGAGCGAAAGCCTCACGACCGAAAGAAGAAAAATGTCAATATCAGCCCCACAAGTAAACGCTGAGTCTTATCTGACTCCAGACGATGAAAATGCACAACCAAAGGTAGGAACAACTGTCCAGTCTGGATGGGAAGCAGCCTCCAAAATTTTAAAAGCCTCTTCTAAAGATGGCGATTATCCAAATGACCTCAAGGTCTCTGAAGAATCACAACTAATTAAGTTCATTGGCGACGGTCCATTCCGCGTTTATGAACAACATTGGATTGACCGTTCCTCAGGAAAACGTTCTTTTGTCTGTATCGCAGCAAGCGATGCACAAGGTTGCCCACTATGCGACATCCTTGGTGACAAACCACGTGGTAAGTTCGCGTTTACTGTTTTAGTACTTTCTGGCGAAGTACAAAAGACAATGATTCTTACTGCACCGCCAACTCTGTTTCGTCAGATTAAGGCAGCCCATGAAGACCCAAAGCGTGGACCATTGAACAAGTTCTACTATTCAATTTCACGTCAGGGAACAGGTCCAACAACAACTTACACATTGGAGCGTGTTCGTTCTACCGACCTAATTGAAGATTGGGACCTCGACCCCGCTCGTGTTGAGGAACTCGTAGCACAGGCAACTCCCTTCTTGCCTAACGTAATTTGGGACACCCCTCGTTCTGAATTGCTCGAAGTTGCTCGTTCGATTGCATAGGGCTAAACCTCCTTCCGTCTGCAATCTGTCCCAAGGAGGGGCGTGAGGGTTTTATACCTTTTGTTCTTCACGCCCTTCCACTTATAAAGAGGAACTATGAACATAATTACGAGTAAAGAACAGTTACAAGAAATGGTTGAGCACTACTCAACTGTTGACGCATTTGCTTTTGACGTTGAAACCGTCGGACTTGATGACTTCTCAAGAGTTCACCCGTTACTTAACTCTGTAACGTGGATTGCTTTTGCTACAGAAGGTCGCGTAGACGTAGTTCCAATGGGTCATCCAAACGGAGAGTTTTTGTATTGGGAAAAACCTTTGCTTGGTTCTGGTGAAAAACGCAAACTAGAAGGCAAAGAACTTCGTGAACAAGACTATTCAAAACGCCAAGATTCGTGGACACCTATCTTTGATAGTCCACCTGACCAGTTACTTCCTGGAGACGTATTTCAAACCGTAAAGCCTTTGTTTTTTGGTAACAAGGTAAAGGTTGGTCATAACGTTAAGTTTGATTTAAAAGCAATTGCTAAGTATTTCCGTGGTCAAGTGCCTACTAAACCTTACTTTGACACGCTTACCGCTTCGTTCATAATCGACAACCGAACTAAGAACATGCTTGGTCTTGATGATTGTGCAAAGAGAGAGTTAGACAAGGTTGTTGAAAAAGGCATTGGACACGCTGTTGAAAAACATGCGTTTAGTGATGTTGCTAAATACGCAGGTATAGATGCTGAATCAACTTGGCAGTTGTACAAAGTTTATAAAAATAAAATCAAAGAATATGATTTGCTTAGAGTTTGGCGTTTGGAGATGGACCTCCTTCAAGTTCTATGCGACATGGAGTTAACGGGTGCTTACATTGACACCCAAGAACTTGAACGTCTTAAAAAGAAGATTGAAAAAGATTTGGTTGAAGTTACTGCAGATGCTTACAAACTTGCTGGTCAAGAGTTTCACCTAAACTCAATCCCTGATAAACAACGTATCTTGTTTTCTCCTAAGTCTGAAGGTGGAAGAGGGCTTCGTCCTAACAAGACAATAAAGATTGCTCTTACTCCTAAAGGACTAGAAGCAATGAAAGACGGCAAAGAAGTTCAGATACAGCACTACTCAGTTAGTGCAGAAGCATTGGATTATTTCCGAGAGAAAGACCCACTTGTTGGTGCAATCATGAAGTATCAGGACTTAAATAAATTGATGACTACTTACGTAACGCCTTACTCAGGAGGAGAAGTCACTCGAACAACTAGCGGTAAATCTAAGACTGTGTCTCGTAAGAGTCTGTTGGTAAACGGTAAAGTCCATACTAACTTTAAGTCTTATGGTGCAGAAACTGGTCGTTTTTCCAGTAGCGAACCTAACTTGCAGAACATTCCGTCACAAGGAGAGTACGGCAAGTTAATTCGTAACTTGTTTATTGCTCCTTCTGGACACAAGTTAATTGTTGCTGATTACTCACAAATTGAGCCACGTCTCATTGCATCGTTTTCACAAGACCCTGCGTTTGTTAAAAACTATCTTGAGGACGGGGACATCTACATCACAATTGGTGGGCGTATGGGTGTTGACCGTCGTGCAGGTAAGGTTCTTGTACTCGCTATGTCATACGGCATTGGACCAGAAAAAATTGCAGACCAAATTGGTTGTACCGTAAAAGAAGCACATCAATTAATGGACTTGTTTAGTGACCGTTTTCCTTCAGTAAACAATTACAGAAATCGCGTCATACGTATTGCAAAAAATCAACGACCTCTTCCATACGTAAGCACCATCTTAGGTCGCCGTAGATATATCCCTGAGTTACTGGCTTCTGACTTAGGGCCTAAATCTCGTGCAGAACGTCAAGCGTTCAACACCGTTATTCAAGGTTCTGCTGCAGACCTAATCAAATTAGCGATGGTTAGAGCACATTCTTGTTTTGTAAACGAGCCAAGAGTCAAAGTTCTATTGACTGTTCACGATGAACTTGTCACAATTGCTCCTGATGAACTAGCCGAAGAAACAGCAGTAGCCATTAGAGAATCTATGGAAGGCGTAAAGATTCCAGAGATTATCGTCCCTCTTATTGCTGATACAAAAATCGTCCAGAAGTGGGGAGAAGCAAAAGAGTGAGTTTTGTTAGAAATCGTCTTGAGCGAAAGTTAGACGAACATAATCATACTATGGAACTTATAAGAACAATTATTCCATTGCTGACCCTTTTTATACAGATTCTTATATTGATTAGGTTGAACTAATGTTTAATTTTATAAAGAAAAATCGTAAGAAGAATAAAGAGCCTTTTGATAGAGACCGTCTTATGGCAGAGATTATGTATCGAGTTCGCGGAATGTTCTTGGACTCTCAGTTAGAAGAAGCATTTGCTCTTAGTGTGATTGCTGGGGCTTCCTATGTCAGTGATGACATCGCTGAAAAAGAACGTGAGGACAGCGATAAACGAGTAGAACGCATTTCATTTTTGTTGCCGATGATTACTACTCATGCGTTTCAACTGTCTAAAGCAACTACAGAACTTCTTAAAACTAAGATGAAAGATGAGGAAGTTCCAGAAGATTACTTTAAGTTTTATCAAGAACGTTCTCAATCTTTAATGATGTCGTGTGCAATCGGTTCAATTGCACAGATGGTTGATATAGGATTGTTAGAGTTAGGTCCACTAGCAAGGAACAGAAAATGACAAGTTCAGATTGGTGGGCAAAAAAGTTACAGTCCCCACAACCAAGACAGGACGTATCTCCTCCTATGCCTCCGTCTCAACAACCAATGACGCGTTACACTCCTCCGCAACCACAACAAGTACAGACTCGTGCTCAAAGTGCTGTACAAGTAAATCTTTGTCCTAATTGCAATTCCAGTAACTACATGGCGGTAGCAAACACAGCCCCGCGTTGTTATGACTGCGGATATCCAATATCTCAGTCAGGCAGTAAGTTTGGAGCATTAGAAGGTGCAAAAGTAGAAGGCGGAGCAAAACCCGCTATGGGAAATAATGTAACTAACAACTTTAATCCTCAAGGAATTATTGGGAGAGTGGAATGATGAATAATGAAGCCCGTAAAATAATTGCGGATATAAATAAACAACATGGCGGTAATGTGGCAATACTTGGTTCTGATATCCGCGATAACTTAATTCCTAGAATTACTTCAGGTTCCACAACGTTAGATTTTGTCCTTGGTGGTGGGTTTCCAGGAAACCAATGGAATGAACTTATTGGCGAGTCGTCTCACGGTAAGACTGCTGTTGCACTCAAGACAATCGCTGCTAACCAGGCTCTCAACCCTGACTACACTACTGTATGGGTCGCAGCAGAACAGTGGGTTCCAGGTTATGCAAACATGTGTGGAGTCGACCAAGAACGCGTTATTGTTATTGAAACGAACGTAATGGAAGAAGCCTATGACGCTGTAATTAAGTTTGCGGAGTCTAAGGCTGTAGATGCGATTGTTATAGATTCATTACCTTCTTTATCTCCCGCTCCTGAAATGGAGAAGACCATGGAAGAAATGACAGTTGGTCGAGGAGCACTTATAACTAATAAGTTCTTTAGAGTCGTTGGTGCAGCAATGAAAAGAAGTTTAGTTGAAGATGAGCGTCCAATACTAGGACTGGTCGTTAATCAAT